ACGCCCTTGATGGCGCTGCTCGTGGTGCCCACATGGCGCATCCTGCAGCGTGCTGGATTCAATGGTGCCTGGGCCTTGCTGATGCTGGTTCCCGTGGTCGGCCTCCTGGTTCCCTGGGTGGTGTCGTTTCTCAAGTGGCCCACCGAGCGCGAGGCACGGACCAGCACATCCAAGGGCGGTGTGATCGCCGGGCTGGTGCTGCTGCCCGTAGCGCTGGGTGTGCTGGCGCTGATGGTCAACGCAGCCACTGGCTCGGCCCCAAACTGGGAAAATGGACAACTGTCATCGCCCGCCCAAGGCACCAGCCACAAGGACCAGTTCGGCAGCGAACTGGTAGCGCCAGCCAAGTAACTCACGCTGGCTTGCGATAGGTGCGGCCATCCGTACCAAGATATGTAGCCCCCTTTGGCAAAGCGTCGAACTGGGCTTTCGTACTCACCCGGGGCACCTGCACCCCCTGCCCAGTATCCACCCGCGCCGTCTCGCCCGACTGCGTGTTCCACTTGTAGACGCTGCCGTCGGTGGTTGATCCATCCGGGTTCTTGGTAGTGGGCGTCACCTGCAGCTTCCACTCGTTCTGCGGCGCCTTCCCTGCCAGGGCCAGCAGGCGTTCACGCGCTGAGCGCTGCGCCTCCGGTGTCTTTGCAGACTCCAGCTCAGCCTGCGCACGGTCCATTCGGTCACTGGCGCGGTTCTGGTAGCCCGCCGCGATCTTCTCCAGAGAAAGGCGCTCGCCCGCAATCTGATTGTTTGCGCCATCCAGCTGAGCACGCACGTTCGCCCGAGTGGTAGCCCCAGCTTCACGCATGGCGGTCTGCTGCATCTGCGGTGCACTGGCCTGCAACGATGCATCGGTGGCCAGTGCCTGCTGGTACGCCTGGCGGTCTTGCGAACGCTCGCCATCCCCGCCCCAACGGCGATCATTCGTGATGCTGGATGCTGCCGTAGCCAAGTTCTCAAGGCGCTTGCGGGCCGCCCAGTCGTTTCCGGAATGCACCACGGTAGGCGCTGCCACCGCCTGGGGCGCCGTGTTGTCCGCAATCTGCTGCAGCGAAAGCCGCTCGGCCGCGCCTGAGCTCTGCGCCGTGGGTTGTTGGACTGGGCGCACGTCAGGGGCCTCCATCTGGCTGTCGCTTGGCACCGGAGCCTGCACACCAGCGGGAGCACTTGGAATTGCCGTTGCCGCTGCACCGCCATAGGTCAGGCTGCGCGGGTCCTGCGTGGCATTCATCCTGCGCCCATCACCGCCCCCACGAATTGGTGCGGGAGCAGGTGGCGCTGGATTAAGTGCGGGGGCGAAAGCACTGGGCCCTGTGGCGACAACACCAGAGCGCAACTTGTCACCAGTGGCATGAGTAGTGCGCTGGTTATCCGTGAGTTGTGGGTACAGACCGAACACCGCGCCACCGCCAGGGCGTTCGTCCTCCTTGGCCAGCCCACCGTTTGCAAAGCGCTGTGGCTGCGTCGTGTAGGGCGACAACGGGGCAGTACGCTGGGCTACGCCACGCAAGCCGCCCACCGGTGGCTGCGGTGCCGCTGCCGGAACTGGTTGTTGCGGCACAGGGGCCAGAGCAGACTGAGCTGCGCGGCGCTCCGGGCTGTCCATGATGGAGCTGGCCGTGACCTGCGTGTTGCGCTGGGCGTTGCGCTCTGCCCAGCCCATGGGTGCCGCAGGTGCTGGGGCGGGCGCGGGTGTTGCGGCCGTCGTAGCGGGTGCGGCCGCAGGCTGCTGCGCGGTCGGTGCTGCCGTTGCTACCGGCGTAGGGGCTGGTGCGGGGACTGGGGAAGTCCAGGAAGTTGTGCTGACCGTCCCGCCCCCCGTCTGCCCATTGATCGACACATTGCCACCCACGTTGCCGCCGCTGTAGCTGTTGCCCACGCGGGTCACCTCGTCATCAACCATGCCGCCATTGGCGAATTGGCCAGGCCGAGAGCTGCCAACATACTTGTGGGTCGAATCCACAAGGTCCTGCAGCCGACGCACGCCCACCTTGCGCACGGTATCAGCCGGCATCACAAACTCGCCGTCAGACAACATGGCCGGGATGGAATCACTGGTGCCGGTGCCTGGGCCGCGAACATGGCCGCCGTCTTTCAGGCCCTGCTCCTTCATGCGGCGCTCGGCCGCGCTCATGCCGTTGTACCCAGAGATTGCACTCTGTGGTTGCGGCTGCGGTGCCGGACTCGCTGGAGGTTGAGATGCGGCCTGCTTCTCGCGTTCTGCCTGGGCACGGTACTCTGCAATGCGGGCGTTGCGCTCGGGGTCCATGCCCGCGATCTGCTTCAGGCGCTGGACGAAGCCACCGTCGGCATAACGCTGGCGGGGCATGGGCAGTGCTGCGATTGAGTGGAGAGTTCTGCGCATGGCGGCCTTCTGTGTGTTCGGGGTGATTTTTCTGGCCGAGGCGATAACGGACAAACCCCAGTGGGGTGAATCGCTCACCAGTTGATCTGGACCACAGGCGGCCTGCGGTCGCGTTGTTTGCGCTGCACGTTCGCGTCGGGCCGCTCGCCAAAGGCCTGCACGAACAGGGCGAGAGACTGGGCGGCTTTGCCCGGGTCGAAGGTGTCTGCGTCTTGCTTGAGGTAGGCGCGGTGGAGTACCCAGTCCATGAGGCGCTCGTGGAAGCGTTCGTGGATCTCGGGCTTGGCGGTGTCCAAGTCGGCACTGAGCGGCTTGAGAGCGCCCCGGAACACGGTCAATGCGACAGCGCCAGCAGACACTGGCGAGCGGACGAATCGCACACGCGGTGGCTGAACGCCGGCCGCTTGCTCGAAGATGAAGCATGAAGGTTTGCCGGACTGCAGCTCCCACCCGGGCAATCCTCGTCCAGCTCTTCTTCGCTTGTCTCGTCCAGCTTCTGGCCGTTGAGCGTGAGGCGCTTGATCTCCAACACGCTGGGGTGCAGGTTGTAGGTGGAAACACCAGCCTCGATGGAGAGACTGCAGACACTCGGTGTGCTGCGGTCCTCGATCAGCTTGGCGCGCTCGCACGCCTCTTGCACTGCCTCATTGAGGTAGCGGACGATGTTCTCCGAGGACCAGAAAAAGGGCTCCGCGTTGTCCTCCACGGTGCCCCGGAACTCTTCGATGAAGTCCGCAACCTTCATGGCTTACACCTTGGCAGTCAGCTCGGTGAAGATGGCATCCGCTTCATCGCGGGTGACACTGAAGCCCACAGCCGCTTTCAGGCGCACCAAGTTGGGCTTGCCATCGGCCGTGAAGTCGCCTTCATTGGCGCCGTCCAGCATGCCCTTCATAGCAGCGGAGATGGCGGCCTTGCGCACCTCAGGTGTCATGGTCAGCGCGACTGCGGGGGCGTTCTCATCGAAGCACACGGCGCCGCGAGCGCTGGCTTCCTTGTGGAACATTGGGTCCAACTCCACGCCATCGGGCGTGACCACGGCCGTGTGGCCAGTGGTCAGCGCGATGTGAATGGGCTGGTCAGATGGGGAACGGAATTTCATGATGATGTCCTTGAAAAGAGCCCGGCAGCTGTGAGGCCGCCGGGCGAAGGGTCAATGACCCGACCACTGAACAACAGGTCAATCAGCCCTGGCTGAAGGCAGCGCGGCCTTCAACGTAGTAGCTGATGGTGATTCGAGCTGCGCCGGCCGTGGCAGCCGCACCGGTCTGGGCGATCAGCGCCTTCAGAGCTTGGGCGGTCGTGTGCTTGTAGCCCGTGAGGGTCAGCGCAGTGCGGCCGGCAGTCTTGAGGTCGATGGCCGAAGCGGTGTAGCGGTCGTCGTCGGCCGCGTCGCCCAGCTTCAGCGTCGCCGTGGTGGCGCTGTTCCAAGCCGTCTTCACCACCACGTCGCCACCCAGCAGGATGGCATTGCCTGGAAGGTCGAAGGCTTCCTCGGCAGTGCCGTAGGCCGTGGGGTCGGCGAAGCCGATATCGAGATGCGCCACGATGAGTTCTTGGCGCGCTGCGTTTTTCTTGATTGCCACGATGGGCTCCTTTCAACATCAAGGGGAGATCGAAAGGACGGGGCCCGCAGGCCCCGTCCCCGGGGCACTGCTTACTGCAGGTAGTGGTCGATGGTCAGCAGGCCAAAGTCTTCGTCGGTGCCGTCGTAGATCGAGGGGAAGACAGGCTTTAGGAAGCCGATCATCCGGTCGATGTTCAGGCCGACTTGGCTGTCGTACTGGAACAGTTTCTCGACCCAGTTGCCGTCGCCGATGTCGGCGAAGCCCAGGGACTGGGCGCCGCACAGTAAGGTGCGAGTCCCGTTCACAAGGCCACCGGCACCCCACTTCGAGCCCGACGCGGCACCCTTGGTGTTGTAGACAAGCGTGTGCTCGTGTATCACGGCACCGTCCACAGTCACGGTCGCACCGGTGAACCAAGGCGAGTCGGTGCCAGCCTTGGTGGCCACCGCCACCACAGCGCGCTGGTATGCCTCGTCCTTCTTCAGGGCCGCCAGCGTGCCGGGAGCCACGAACATCACGTAGTAAGGCTTGCCCCCCGCCATCAGCGGCTTGATGCGGCGCTCCTTCGCGTAGGCGATGGCATCCACGATCATGTTGTACTTCGGCACAAATGCGCTCGTGATGCTGCCGGTGTTGGACACCGCCAGGCTGGTGCCATCCCACATCAGCGAACGCTTGGCAGAAGGCGCCGTCACGTCAGCAGCAAACGTCAGCCCAGGGAACACTGAACCAACACGCGGTGCGCCGTTGTTCTCAAAGGCGTAGCTGATGCCCGACATGGTCAGGAACGCCAGCTGGTCAGTACGGTTGGCCAGCCAGAAGGAGAGCTTGTCCTTACCTTGGTAACGGAAGTTGATGACGTTCTTCTGGTCATCCATCCGGCCCTTGTTCTTCACGCCATGGCTGATCTGGTCGATCTGGATGATCTGGCTGTGGGATGCCATCGCCTCTTCCATGCCTTCGCGCTCGTCGTCTCCGCGAACACCGTCACCGACCAGGTCGGCCACCAGCTGGAACAGGCACTGGGTGCCCTTCTCGGTCGCAGTGAGTTCCGTGATGCGGTGCACGACGCTGTTGCCCGTGTCGCTCATGAAGTTCTTGAGGAACATCTGGTCGCGTGCGGCCTTCCAGAC